AACTGGCCTGCTGCCATGGGATTCCTTTATTATGCTAAACCAGTTGTAGTAGCTGGTGGTTTTAGTACTGATACATTATCACCTGTGGCATAATATACTTGAACGGTAGATGTCAAGAGCCCGTCTGGATTTTCGTCAATTGGACCGCCTGAAGAATCTTCCATGCGTATAGTGAAAATAATTTGTTCTAGTCCTATATCGCCTTTTCTGGCTAATATAAAAAATCTATTATCTGCATATGCGCCTGCGGGTGCAAGTTTTTGAAATATTAATTTATCGTCAGTGCTTAATTCATAGTATCCAATAGTTGCGGCAGGATTACCGGTTCCGCTACACGCTGTTGAGTCATGTTTAAAACTAATAACTCCCATGCCGTTAAACATAGCAGTCCATGTTGCATTTTTAGTGTTTGATGTGCCTAATGATCTAGACAAACCAAATTCTATTTGACTACCGGTATTAAAAAAGTACCTAGCAGAATCAGCATTTGAAAAAGTAACTGTTACTGTTTGTGTTAAGCTACCGTTCCATGCAGTAGCACGTTGCTGTACTGCAACTAAATTTTCCCGGGTTGCTTGACTCGGTGGAGGAGTTATTAATCTATTTGTTTGATCTTGTATATCATTTGCCATTGAGGTAAATGCTGTTCTATCTGCATCTGTAACATTTACAGTGGCGCTGGCAACCGTTAAAAATGAAGACATATCATTACCAGTTTGATGCTGTCTTGCTTTTAATAGATCAGTTCTAAGATTATTCCATTGTGTATATGTAACATTAGTCCTACTAGAAACTTGGCTGCTGATAACAGTTTGTCCGTAACCTGTGTTACCAGTACCTGATCCTAGCACCAATGCTACTTTAGATTGTATGACGTTGTAGTCTGTTGCTAGAATTGCAGAATATTGCCCAGCCATTTTTTATCCTTTATATACCTGAATTATTTATTTTTATAGTATAATACACTCAACAAGTTTGATACCCTCATCATCACTTGTTTCTAATGCTATACCAAATACGCCGGGGGCATGTGGGATACCAACTTGTGCAGTACCATCCTTTCCTGCTATTAATTGATCACCTTTTTTAATGGCGCCGGATACTTTAACGGGAATACGTCCTTTTAGTGCAACAATAGTGCCACCTTCAAGCTCAAAATTCATTAGGTATGCTGGTTTGTCGCTAACCGCACCTAATGCTCTATCACCCTCTTGGCAGGCTGTTACTTCAAATGCGCCGCCTACTGACATAACTGTACCCACTTCATATTCTGCATCAGCAAGGTATTTTTCAGCCAAGTCAGCATAGTTCGCACTAGTTGCTGTACCAACAAAGTATGTTCCTTTAACTGCACCTGCTAAGATGTTAACACCATTGATTGTTTCATCTGCGTTTGTTCGGACTACAATAGTTCCAGAACTTGATACAGAACTTGCAGTTCTAAAATCTCCGCCAACTGCTAGAGCGTTTGCTCTTGATGCTGTTCCGTCAATTGATACTGCATATAAAGTTTTAAATCTTTGGGTAGCATTACCTAAATTAGTAGTATTATCTGTGCCTGGTAATACATCAACTCCTACTAAACTTAGTGGAGTTTTTGTTAAACCTGTAACTGTTGTTTGAAAATTAATAGTTGTATTTTGACTTTGTACTGTAGGGATACCGCCAGAGTTAAAAACTCTTAATTTTGGAACTTCGCCTACAGTAAAACCTGTATCAGCAAAATTTACACTTTGGCTAAATTGAGCATCAGATTTTAATACAAATTCGCTAAATGCATGACCACTTAGTCTATCAGCATCAGTTGCAGTACCGTGAAATCTATAGTCTGTTGATTGTCCTGGGTGAGCATCAACGTTGGAATATGCTAAGGTAATGCCCTGATATATTTTTGTAAACCCGTCAAATGGTGTTTGCAATGTCCATGATGTATCTGCATTTGTTCCTTGATCTGGATTGATAATAAAGATCGTTTTACCATTAACAACTGCAGAAATAACAGCATGAGATGCGCCAGTAGTATCACGTAAGCTAACAGATTGCATCTGTGTGGTCTGTGAACCAGAAACACCCTGCGGTCCAACTAGTATAAAGTTTGCGCCGTCCCACGCATTTAGCTGTTTACTGGTTGTGTCAAACCAAAAATCACCAACACTTAGACCTGTTGGAGGTGTTGCTCCGATTTCGGCGCCGCCTGTAGTTCGCCATTTAGATCCGTCATTGAATTTTAATTTGTAGTTGCTAGAATCAAACCACAACTGCCCTTGTATCGGTCTTGGGGGTGGATTATTGTTTGCGAAATTTTCAAGTAGGTACAAGAAATTTTCGTTTTGAACTTCTCCGTATCCAGCATAATTTTTACCAATTATTTTAAGATCAGTAGTATTATCAATGGTTCCGTCGGCTACAGTAGAAATTAATGTTCCGTTATATTTGTTTATGGCGTATGGCATTTTCGCTCGTTCCTTATTGTTTGTATTTATGCTATTTTGGCTGTTACAAATTCGCTGACCATGCCCACGAGCCGTTAACCAGCGTAAACTGCTTTGCTATCTGTGTATCTAAGCACCATACCCTTACTACTGCATTGTTTTGATGCTCTGCTACTGGACACATTTTTGTCACGATAGTTGAAGCAATTGTAGCATCGGATAATGCACCTTGATTAATTGAGAAACTTTGAGGGTAGGTTTGTACATTATATTTCAGTGTTTGTAAATTAACTGCATCTAAGTTTCCTGACGGATCTTGTATATTTGTTATTCTCTTTGAACTAACATCAACTGTGCCGTTATTTTTAGGAGCAAGATATATTGTTCCATCGCTAACCGATGCATTTACATATGATAACGTACTATTAGCGATGTTTAAGTATCCTGCTTGTAGGGTAGTCAAACTGCCAACGCTAGTTAGGCCCGGAGCACTCGATACAGTGACACCTAAAGAATTCTGGCTCAGAACTGAAAATCCATTAATTTGATATGATTTTCCTGAAAGAAGATTAATATGTTCTGAACTTTTCCAGGCAGCGGTCGATGCATCCCAGCTAAAAGATTTATTAGTTGCACCGTGAACTAAAATTCCGCCGCCGTCTGCTGTGCTGTCAGTAGCTCCGCCAGCACTGAAATTAACTGTTCCGGCAGTGTTTACAGTATCTGCTATAATTGTAATTTGAGTAGCACTGTCAATACTAACAATTTTAGCATTTGTTCCAAAGTTGCCGCCGCCATTAAGTTTTGATAAAGTTTGGCCAGCAATTAATCCAGTAATCTTTGATAAACTTGTTATTGTAGTTGTTGTCAAACTACTAGATATCGTTCCGGAGATATTTAATACTGCACTAACTGTACCTAATTCAATTTGTTTATCTTCAATAACTAGATTAGTTGAATTAATATTCGATGTTAATCCTTCGACTGTAAGATTTCCGGTTATCCTAACGTCTCCGGATACATCTAATGTACTAGTTGGAGTAGTTGTTAGTATACCTATACGTTGATGTTGGGCATCAATGTATATAGAATTCCCTGATCCGCCGGCATCTCCTAGGGTTCTGATTGAAAAATCTTGATTTAAAGTATTTGATACTATTGAAAATAAGTTGTTATCAACATATATCTGAGAATTTTGCTGAGGTCCTAGCACTAACGGTGTGTTATTTTGTATAATAACACTGCCAATCGCAGTAGTTGTTACGTCTGTAGACGATAAAAAACTGCTCGGAGTTTTAACTGTACCGTCGGCTGCAACTAAGCTGTCTGCTTGAGTTGTAGGAACATGGAATTTTACATCTTTGGTTGTACTTGAGTTGAATCCAGGATTAATAAAAATTTCTTTCCAGAATAAACCATCTGTTGGAAGTACCCCTGGCGCAACGTAGCCAGTATTAGGACCAGTAGTTAATACAGAATACACTTCATATGCTAACGGTTTTCCATTGACTACAAAAATTACTCTAGATCCTAAAGCATATCTAGTTGAACTACTCCATAAAGATCCGGACCATCCCACAATAGGAGCAACTGGAGTGAATTTAGTTTTAGAAAAAATACCAAGTAACGATTGAGCTACATACATTAATACTATGGTATGATTTAAAGAATTTATATCAACAACATCGATAACTTGGAATCCACTAACGCCCTGCTGTGCATTGTATATCGGGCCTGCTAATAGTGTAGCTGATCCATCGTTAAAATATAATTGTTGTCTAGTACTATCAATCCACAAATCTCCCTGTGTCAATGTAGGGATAGTCGCGGTAACAACAGTACCGCTAGAAACTTTCCAACCAGCGCCGTCATAAACTTTTAATCTCCCCTCACTAGTATCATACCACAACTGGCCTTGTATTGGGCTGTTAGGGCTAGAAGTGTTGGCAAAATTTTCTAATATATGTACAAAGTTCTCGTTAAACACTTCGCCATATGAGCTGGTATTTTTCCCTATTAATGTTAAATCAGTTGATAATTGATCTATAGAACCGTCGACTATTTCTGTTAAGACATCACCGTTTGTTTTGTTTATAATATAGCTCATTATAGTTTACCAGTAAAAATTATATAATTAATTGTTAAGTATGGATTCATTGTAATAAATGATTGTCCTAATGGATTAGCTTTGACTCCGCCGCTGTCAGGCAATCCTTGTGCAGTGGCCCCCGAAGTTGCTACTGCATCAGGTATAGCATTAATATCTGAACTAGCACCAGGAGTTCCGACTGCAAAATATTGTTGGAGTCCGCTGTTTAAATTATGTTTATGATCGGGTAAATTTTTAAGTTCTAATGTTGTCGATTCCGATCCGCCGCCGGCACCTATAACATCTGCAACATCAGGAGTTACCCGATTAGCTGATCCGCCGCCGGCATCTACTAAAATTGCCGCGTTATCAACACTAGGTACCTGATTTCCATTATCCATACTATCTTTACCTAATGGAAATCTTCCTCTTAGATCAGGTAAACCAAATGTTCCTTGTCCTATTAGTTGACTTGCTGGCTTATAATTAAATCCAATAACACCAAAAAGTTCAAGATAGTCATTACGGATAATTTCACTACCGTCACATAGCAAGTATCCGACTGGCGGTGTTTGTCCTGCATATGGTAAGATAGATCCAATCGGTACTGTTGCAATATTAGAAACAAATGTCTGCTTAGTCATTTTTCTTACGCCGCCGCTAGTACCTAATCGATAAATTAGCATGGAATCTGTTGCTAGTGAATCAAATACCTCTGTTTTATTAGCAATAAAATCTGGAGTTATAGTTGCTGTGAAAATAACAGGGTCGTCTCCCTGTCCATCAAAACTTACAATATTACTGGTTACATCACTTTTCGCTAGTAACGGATCTAAACTATCTCCAATTCTAAATGTCGTTGGACTAGCTAATCTCGAAGATGATCCGCTAACACTACCATTGATTGTTGTACTAGTTGTGAATGTACCGGTAAAATTTCCGCTAAATGTATCTGCGTATACATTTCTAAATTTGCGTGTTGGGGTTCCGATGTCATACAACGGAGTTGGCACTACAGGTAAAGATAATGTCGATGCTTCAGTTAAATCGCTCGTGTAGGCCGGAACGATTACAGTTCCAGCTCTAGGATCATTATTAACATCTAAGTAATTTATAAATGTTTGTCCGTATGTTGTAATATCATCACCAAATCGTGATGTTGTAGTAATATCTAGTGATCCAGCTGTTGTTGATCCGGCTGTTGTTATATTACCGCTAACTTTTACATTTCCAGAAACATCTAGTGCTTCAACCGGAGCAGTATTATTAATACCAATCCTACTGTCAGCTGTTACTGTTAAGACAGATAATTGTGATCCAGATTTATTAACTCGTAATTCAATAGGAACACCGTCGCGTAGTGAATACAAAAATGCGGCACCGGATTCAGTACCAATGTTAAAACTTAAATCACTACCAAGGCTTAAACCATCGTTGTTTCTAATATTGATTCGAAAGTTAGTATTGCTTTGTGTATCACCTCTTAAAAAGTTTGTTGCTTGAACAATGCTTCCATTATAATTTAATGCATCTGCTTGGCTAGCAGTTCCCCAAAATTTAGGAAGGCTAGTTACATTTGACTCGCTTTGTGAAATAGTTGTTAAATTAATACCTCGACCAATGGTTGGAAAGCCGGGTATTGTTGATTTAGGTGTAAACGATATATAGCTTTGAATGCTCACTCGCTGATCATTAGAATATGTTACAACTACCGGTCGAGCAACGTTATTAGTATCAGTAATAGTTTCAATAGTAGGACCAGTTTTTTGTCCTTGGCTGAACTGAGGCCCTACTAATAACCAATTTGATCCAGAATAAACATATAGCTGTTGATTGCTAGTATCAACCCAAAGATCGCCCGATATAGGTGCATCTGGTCGTGTGCCTTTCTTAGTAATTGCGCCTGCTGGAACCCAAGTAGTTCCGTCATAGACATTTAATAGATTTACACCAGGTGTATTGTTATACCACAACTGGCCTTGAATCGGGGGACCCATTGGACTATTAGGATCTGATCCAGGAGAGAAAGACGAAGCAAAATTTTCTAATAGGTGTAAAAAGTTTTTGGCAATAACAGGTGCATAACCTGCATAATTTTTGCCTACAAATGATAAACTAGTGTCAGTATTAAGGGCCTGGTCAGGAACATCAATAGTCGGTTTAGCAGGATTTCTAGTTTCAGTAAACGTAACTTTATATGGCATTTGTTATACTCCTACCAAACCAGTTAAACTCTGGATTCGAACTGTATAGTCTATCTGTATCAATCGATTTAAACTTTTTTGTACAGGGTGAAATATAACATGAGTTAGCAATAAACTTTGCCCTGTTGAGCTATAACTTTTTAAACCTAGTTCGTCAAATACATAATTACTGTTAGAATTAGTTGTATTATCAAATGCTAATTGTCCAGGGCCGTCACCGTAGTCTAATAAACAAGTAACAAAGATATCAGTATAATTAGTACCAGTTACGTGACGAGTTTCTATATAATTACGTGTTGGATCTGTGTTATTACTAGATCTGTCATCAACAACCTTGGAGAATGTTTGACTATATAATCCGGAATTTGATCCGGAACTATTAGGAGTCAAATATGTAATAATTCCTGTCGGGTCAACTGCTGTTCCACCGTTGCCAAAAGCCATTTGAGATATGAATCCCTGTCCGCTGTTTGCTAGGCTCTGTGCCAATGCTATACTAATATTTTCATAGTGTATAGCATTACGTTTATTAACATAAACTTCGGCAGAATTTGGGTCAAATATTTTAATATGACCTTCTATGTGTACGCCGGTTGTGTCTTTACTCTGCATATGAATCTCTCTTTTTTTATATTTATCAAGTATTATTATCTGCTAGTTTATTCGGATTTTGCTATAGCTTTATAACTAACGCCCGGCACAGATTTCAAAAATTTAGCAATCTTACTGTTGTCATCCTGGATATTAACTAATCTATCCCAATCTGACCCTAAACGCTTAACAACTGTAACAGTTGTGCCAAACGGAACTGGCGATGTTAGACGAACTTGCTTACTAACACCGTCTACTGCGAATTCAGCATCAAAGTGCTCATCGGCCGCAGGACTATCAGGCCCGTTTAAAACATTGTACAAGCTGTAAGGTTTTTTCTTTAGTCTTGTTCCGCCAGCAAATACCTCTATATCATTTGATTGGCTATATCCCGGAGGAATCGTTGTATCATATAGCTTCCAATATTTAGAGTTTGCTGTGCTATAATCAACCGTTGATAATCTATTTTTTACAGCAGGAACAGCATATATTGTATAATAGTATCTATTGTTATAGACCACTACATTTCTAACGTCATAGGAACTTGTTGCTTCAAAATTTCCAACAAAAGTGTATCCGTTTTCAGCGAACCACTGATAAATTGACATATTGTCAAGTGTCGGTGTAAAAGTCAACTCGACTGTATTGGTACCATCTGAGATTATTCGATCAGTTTTTGTAGTCTCAGTATAAGGTATAGTTTCACTGGACCCGATATCTTGTACATAAGAATTAATCGGATGTACTTTTGGTGTACCTGTTCCTAATGTACCGCGACGTATTTGTCCAAATACATTTCCAACTTTGGTAAAATACTCAATTCGTTCTCCGTGAATTTCAATAATCCCAGGTTTGTTTACAGCAGGGTTTGGTACATCAAAGTTACTTGCGTTAACAACTGTGATTGTTGTATCTGTATTTTTTAATTCGACAGTCAATTGCGTTTGTTTGCTAGCACTCAATCGTTTAAAATGAGTTCTATTTAACATGTCTTTAAATTGCATGTAGGCAATTCCAGATGTTAATACATTATTACTAAAAGTTATCAGTGTAATTTCATCAGTTAGTGCCGGGGGTGTTGCTAAAGTAATACTTTGTCTATCAGTATTAACTTTAAAATCAACGCTAGGAGTTAGCAGTGATCCATTTTTTAATACCCAAACATAGTTATCATCGACAACTGTTCGATCTAGTTTTAATAGACCGCCAGCAAGTGATGTATATGTATAGTAATCTACAGTATCTGGGGTTAGTAGTAAATTAGAAGTTACGTTAACTGCTGTTCTTTGAATATCTAATATATCATGTTTGTAAAAAGTAGTAACTTCAATCATCTCTGATGAATAATTCTGAGAGAATTTAATTTGTGCAGGTGCATTTCCAACTGATGGAATGTAAACATAACCTTGATTTTTTCTAATACTAACAATTAATTGTTTTCCAGAATACTTATTGTAGGTTGTCTTGTTTATTTTAATAGTAATTCCGCTAAGGTCGACAATATAATCATTACTAGGCGTCAATAATATACCATCTGCTAGCACAACGATATCGCTTGACGCAACACTAAAAGGTACAAATTTTGCAGGATCAATTATGTAGTTTAATCTATTGCTTCCGATTTTAAAATAGCTATTATTTGGTCCGGATAATATTGTTTGATCCACACGGACAATCATACTAGACTCGATCGGAAGAGTGTCGCCGGATATATTTTGAAGATCATATGTATCAGTACCAGTCGAAGTTATAATTTCAGATTTGGTAATTGAAAATGTTTGACTGCTACCTGTGACGATGATATAATTTATAATACTATCAGCAGGCGGTGGTGTAATAAATCGTATACCAATTTGATTTATATTTTCATAACTGATATCTGTTTTAAATAACTCAACTACCGCAGGACTACCATTTACATATACTAAAGATGTTGTCAAGTTAGTCCATGTTGCTTTAGTTATAAATTCGTTTGTTGTACCATCACCTATAAAATAATCTAGATCTAATATACCGGTTCCACTAAATCCAACACTGAAAATTGAAACTAGTTCGCCGGCTGGTGGGGCTGTTACAAATCGCACCTCGTTGGTTTCATATAATACCATATAGTCATCAATTTCAGTTTTGATTGACGACACTGATTGTAAAATATTATTAGATCTCTCACCTTTAGTAAATTTAACTATTACTGCTTGGTGACTATTTGGAGTTTGAGATATTTTAAAAGTTCTCTGAATGCCGTCAGCTAGATAACTATCAACTTTGATTGCGGCACTACCACTACTTGGTCTATCAAAGACCTTGATAGCCATAGTGTCAACAATTTGCCCGGGAACAACTTCCTCTGGTGCGCCACTCGATGTTGGTGTTACGAATCCGTCACCGTCAACTATAATATCATCTGCAGATAGTCCGGTAGCCGAACTATATACTAGATTGCCGCCTTCTAGAGCAGTGTCATAATCTGTTTCTTGTGGTTTGATCGCTCCGTCACTAGTACTCTTACGAATAATAATTTGATCACCTTCGCTAACCGTGATTCCCAATGAACTAATGTCAACGATACTTGTTGTGCCGTCAGCAATAATACTGCCATCATCAACACGTATTGCTCCAAAGTTACCGAGTCTTGTAGTTAATGAAGTTATGTTAATGTAACTTCCTGCAGGCACCGGAGAAGATAAAGTTACAACACCGGTAATATTGATTACATAATCTGTTGGAATTACTAGTGTTCTAGTAAATGTAGCTGAAGCATTGGTAACATTATCAAACAATATTTGATCTAGCTGTACTCGTGTACTTGTTAATACTCTAAGTATTTTTGTATCGTAACTAATAGTGTTAGGTACAAGTGAACCATCCACATTAGAAATAATAGTAAGAAGATCGCCAGCTTGTAACAATGCAGTATCTTCAACTGTTAATATATCGATGCCGGATATATTTTTTGTAAAATATAGCACTCCAGATGGTTGATTGTTTGGAGCATCGCTTAAAATTACTGTTGAGTATGTTGACGGGGCTACCGGTGGCGTATAACTCATGACCGTTTGTCCGGATGCGAATCCTGTTCCAATAACACTCATGCCTTGAACGATTACTCCGGTTACATTAGATATCTTTAAAGTAGTTCCATCGCTACCTGATTGCTGATAGGTAGCATGAGCATCAGTTATCGTTACCTCTGTGGAAATAGTTACCACTGGATTAATATCTTGGAGATTAAAATTAAAATTTACCTGTTGATCATCACCAGGGTAAGATTCAATAATACGTTTTGATTGATAGATGTTTAGTTCAGTACCAGCTGCCGGAGTGTATGGTAAGGTGTAAACATATTTTCCGGCTGGCACTATTTCAATGTAGTCATCAAATGTAGTATCAAAGGTATCCCATTTATCACTATAGTACGGAAGACTATCCCAACCCTTTGCTAGCTCAAAGCCTAGTCCGCTAACTATTACTCCTCCATAATCCACACCTTCCATTAATTGCGATAGATCTTTACCTAGTTCACCTGCCGAAGGATTATAATAATATTGAATCCTGTCAGCGGCATTTAATAAATCCCAGTCTTTAATATAAGTTACAGTGATAACTGCATCTTTTTCTGGTGCTGTATCAAAAGTTAATGTACCGTAATGTCTAGTATATGTACTTGCGGCAGCTTTTGAAACTGTCAACGAGTATTCATCTCTAAGCACATCAGTACTGACACTTAATGTTTTAAGTTTAATAGACACCGTGGCTTTTCCAACACGGATATCAGGAGCCCAAGTTAAACTAAATTGTTTTTGTGATCCTGTTGCTATAAAAGTTTCAGTTTCTTGTAGTTGAGTAATAACATATTGACTTGTAGTTCGGTCAAATTTAATCTTAATGAGATTTGATCGAATTACACTATCGCCTATAATTGCAACCGCTCTTGCTGGGGCTCCTGTGGTATTTCCATCTATAATAACTGTCGGAGCTTCTAAGTATCCCGAACCTTTTGAAAGCAATGATATTCTTGTTAGCTTTCCATTGGAAATAAAAGCTCTAGCAACTGCGCCAGATCCAGAATTGCTGACAATTCGAACAGCTGGTGGAGTTAAATATCCGCTGCCATTGTCTATCACAGCAATTTGTTTTACTTTAAATCCTGTATTATCTAACCAAAATTTCCAAGGGTATGTGTTAATAATCGAGTTATCAACTTGTATGTGTCCGTTAATAACTTGGCCGCTTACAGGTACAGGAGATCCGTTCTCTAGTACAGGCAATAGATCAAAATCAGTTACCGATGTTTGGCTGTTTTCAGTATTACTATAAGAACTGATATATTCTCTGATTTTTGTTCTGTAAGGTTTTACCTCATCGATGTAACTTTCAAAATCTGCTAGATTGTCATTTTTATAAGTAACAGGTTGATCTAGATTCCCTATATTATGCTGTGCTTTGACAAAACTAGTTTTAAAAATCCAATCGATATATGTTTGCTCACTATATGCATATCGAACGCTATTAAAAAATAAGTTTAAATATTCTTGTTTTAAATTGTCAATCAATATGTCATTTTTTAACGTATTAAGTATCGTTCTTAGTTCTATTGAAGCGACGTTATCAAATGTTCCGCCATCATATAATTCCGAGTCATATCCATATATTGAGTTTGTATATTCATATAATGTTGAACTTAATTGAATAGTCCCACGTTGTTTTCCAACTACTCTATAACTGGTTGTCCAATCAACGGTGATATTGTTAGAATATTTCTCTAGCAATACCCAACTTGAATCAACAGTGGTCCTAACTTTAACTGTTTGTCCTACTTTAGTATTAATAAGTCCCAACTCTGCAAATGTATCAACTGCATAGTCAGTTGCTGTAAATTGATTGTATCCGGTTGCATACCAATCTTCATAGCTCCAGAATTTTCTAGTGTCATATGATTGTCCGTTAACACGAGACCATAGTTCTGTAGTTGGTTCGTAGGAATATATACTCCACGATCCGCTTACTTGGCTATCAGTTTTTACAAGCACTGAATAGTTCCTAACAGTTAAGAAAGTATTATTATCATAGCCTTCACCTGCTGATATAATTGTAACTCCATTAATTTGTCCGTTGGCATTTATTGAAGCTCGTAAAACTGCTCCTGTTCCCGAACCGCTAACTGTAATATACGGAGGAACTAGGTATCCACTTCCCTTTTCAACAATATTAACAGATGTAATTTTTCCGTCTGTAGGTGATGATATAGTTAGTACAGGTTTTCTAAAACTTCCAATATTAGCAAATCTAAGTTCAGCATCAGTATCCACTGTAGTATCATACAAGCCAGTAATTGTACTTGGCAACATATCATAACTGTCTAATTTTGTTAAATTTCGTTGACTGCTAATTTGATTTTTAATTAGCACTTGATTTGTTTTTTCAATAAATTGTTTTAATGCTTCAAATCGATTAACAAACATACTCTGGCGTGGACGATTTTCAATACCATATCGCAGTTTAGCAGGTAGGGCAGTATCAGGAACAACTCGTCCTTGAACATCCTTGCCGCAAAGACTATCGATCCATTTTTCTTCTATTCTAGTTGGTATTTCAGAATTAATATCATTTGATATTAGTTTCCACTGGCTATGTATATTTCCCTGACTCGATGTGTTATCTAAAAGCCAATATTCGATAGATAAAATAACATTGTTGTCTTCCAATAATGATTGACAGTTGACAACACTAAAGCTATTTGAGCTAGTTAATGCCAAATATTTGTAGCCTTCGCCTCGAGGATTAGCAATTATATTAGCTACATCAATAGCCGACATGCTTCTGTTTAAGGAACTTGGAATTGTTTTTTTATTTTTTACCCAATAATAGTAAATGTTTTTAAATGTTTTAGCAATGGCATCGTACTTCTTAACAACGCTGTACACATTATCATATAAAGCAGTTCCGCTTATGCCAAGTGATAGACCAGTTTCCGTATCGGCTGTAGTATTCCACTCTGTAGGCTTTAATTTAGATTCAACCCATTCGTATATGTCAATGCTTGCTCCGGGAAATAAAGTATTCCACGTACTATTTCTGTAGACAACGTCTGTTGAATCGTGGCTTTCGATAAATTTTGCAGTACGTAAATCCCACCATAGCATGCCGACTTGAGATTTAGCCCATGCCATGCCATCATCAACTGTCACTGACGAATTCCCAATTGAATAGGTTGCAGGATCATAAAAAGTTTTATATTTTATTTCTTGTTCAGCAATCCCTGGAATTTGACCCTGGCTCGGATCAATCGCATCCAAGTACGAAACAATATTATTTGTTAATTTATTGTATAAGAACGCTTTTTTAATTCTTTTTAAATTAACTGATTTACCTTGAGAATATAGTTTTTTCCAACTAAAATGACCGGATGGTTTATTGCAGTCATATATTTTTCCGGACATTATTCCATTATCAAGCTGATAAGGCGATCCTACAACAACTCTATTTGCACCAACAGCAAATCCTGAACTATATTCGGAATGTGAGTCTGCTTGATTAGTTTTTAAAGTTTCACTGAATACCCAGTTATCTGCATATCTGTCATAGATATCAATTCTACCTGTATTTGGTTTGCTAAACAAAAAGCTAGTTAGGTTATCGTCAAAAGTTGTAGTATTGTTATCAATAACGATTGTATCTCTCACTGATGAATTAGGACTGTAAACGACTAGTGTTTCGTAACCGTTCATAAAACTTAACTTCGTTCCAAAGTATTCGGCAATAGAAGGATCGTTATTAACTATTTCTTTTCGAGTCTCTAGATTAGCAAAATAATTTTCCTCGTCCCATGTACGAATTTCAACAAGTCCCTGATCAATTTTTTCACCGTCATATAATACAGAACTAATAGCAAGATAGGCAGCATCGGCACTTAACGCTACCGCAGTGCCAAACCCGGTGTATTCGTTTACAGTATTGAGAGTCTGTGTCAATGCATATAAGTTACCGGATTTTCTATAGGTATAAACAACTCCAAGAGTCCCCGGAGCAGATACTGCTAATGTTGTACCATCTTGACTAATAGACATAGAATATCCAAACTTTGCACCGTCTGTTAACGTATTATGATCAAGATATCTCTGGAAGGAATTTTGTCCGGCATATTGCCAATTTGTTTCTGTAAATTCTAACACCCCAGCTGGTGTACTATCTGGTGCGGCGCTGACATATAACGTTGTACTGTCTACTATTTGAGTAACATATTGTCCGCTAGTAAATCCAGTACCAACAATTTTCATATTTGCATCAATGCCGGCAGTATTGGATACTTTTATTACAGTACCTGCACTACCAGTAGGATTGTATGCTGTACTGGCCATAACATTAGTTTGATAATTTAACTGATATACTCTACCAATAATATTGCCGCCTGTAGCATAGCCGGCTGCGGTTACAAACATTACATCATTGCCAAGAACAATATTTGAACCAAACAATTCGTCAGCTATCGGAATAGGACTTATTATTGAATCTACAAAACTATAAACATTACTTGCATCTTTCTTGTATAAAGAAATTGCGCCTTGATTCACTAAACTTGAATTATAATCTGCGCTATCTGTATTAACAGCCGTGTACAAATCGCCAACTTGCGGATTAGTTGAAACATAACTGGCCAGTGGAGTTCCTGTAGCCAACCAAGTGCCGTCTGGAGACATAGCAATAACATCGCCTAAGTAGACTGCGTTATGTTCGCCTAGACCGTCAACGGTTAATTGAGGAGGTTCGATTGAAGACCTCTGTATCCACGGTGCTACTAGTCCAGCTCTATCATATACTACAATAGTTCCATTGTTAACTGCTGTTGCCATTACGGTTCCAGCACTGTTAACAACAATTTGTTTTCCTCTGCCCTGTCCATAAACAGGCTCGGTGCTGATTAGTTCTTTATTAGTATAGACAGGATTATACTGCCAAGTTTCCCAGTTATAATCAGTTCCCGGGCCGCCGGTCCATAATAGTTCTCCGGCATTTATTTTTTTAGGACGTACACTGTCTGCATCGTTGATTGAGTTTACTTTTTGTGATTTAAACACAAATAATAAAACTTTTTGTTGCTCACTAAACGAGCCGGTGGGGGTTGTGCTCAATGATGCACTTAGCGTCATTTTATTCCCAACTACTGTTTTGATTTTATAAAATCCGTTAAATGCAGTAGTTTGATTAATTCCAACCCATTCTCCAGCTTTAAAATGAATATTTGTTTTGGCAGTTAGAGTTATTTCCTTATCATTGGCAACATAAGTTAAATTCGTAACTGCTAGATCAGAATTAGTATATCTATAAACATTCCAGCTGTTATTTTCAAAACCGCACCAGACATAATCTCCGTTTATAAAAGTTGTTACATCTTGAGATGCAATATTATCGATATGTAATAATGCCACTTTAACTTGATCAAGTCTAACATGCCCCGGAGTTCTCAAATAATATTTTTGATTTTCTACTGTAGGCCATATGTCATTTTTATACCCAATAGGTTTTAAATAAACATCGTTGGGTGTTTGTCTAATAATAAAATCGTTTACTGCCGAGTCTACATAATTAACTAGTTCAAAACCCTGAGGATTGTTTCTAAATAGTCCCTCCGGTAAAATAAATTCAACATTTTCAAACGCAGAGCTGGCGCCATATTGCCCCATTCGAACTGCCCACTCTTCGTAAAAATTTACGCTATCTTTTCCGTCGGCACTTAACACATCAAATAATTTATTAAGAACATTCTTTGTTCCTTTTTCAATTATCATACCTTGATAAAATTTAAACTCACTGACATCATCTTGAATAATATTTTCAAGATATTGTCTTTTTTGGTATCCGACTAAGTGTTGGGCCATCTTTTGTTGACTAATATCAAAATTGTCACTATCAAGGCTATAAAAATCTGTAAACTGGCCTGCTTTATAATTCCAATTTGGCAATAACTGAGGCGTTGGCTTTTTATCTAATTTTACCCAGCTACTATTTTCAAATGTAGCAGTACCAGCTAACGATTTTTTTGAACTATAATAAAATTCTTTATACTTGACGATATCGCCAAGAAAGTAATCTTTCCATGCTTCCCAGTTTTGAATAGTTGCTTGATCAAAGATGAATCCCGGAGCATCAAACGAGCCAGTCCAATCACCGCTTACATATCCTGCTATACGGATACGTTCTTGTCTATATCCACTTTCTACATTATAAATTGTGTCGTTGAACATGGTAGTATTATTTAAAATTACCACTTGCTCTTTTTGTACTAGATAAAAACTAGCACTGTATATCCCATCATTACCGACTGGAATATAACTAACTGTATTATCATCTCTATAAGAATTTAAAAAATTTGGTAGGATCGGAGTCCCGTCTACTTTAAAAAATTCGTAACTATTAAAAGGATTTTTAATATCATCCACTACTGCTAATGGTAGCGCAAATGTTATTTTTGCGGCTGCTGGGCTTAGACTGATTACACTACTACCTAATGTACTCAATCCATCAAGTTTAACGAATGACTGGTTGTTAAAAATCAAACTGCCAGCTACATTAGTAGAGGCTCTATAGTAATCGCCGTTATATCGAATAATGTTTCCTGCCGCGACTGGAGTGTTAGGTTGCCAATCATGCCATTTGTCTTGGCCGGTACTCCAATTTTGAGTAGTCCAGAACATAAATTCTTTAGCACTTGTTTCCCAGTTTGCCACTTGCGACAGCGTTGTATTAAAGTCATCAAATATAAACCCTTGATCTTTTAACCATTCTCCATAACCTTGTAAGAAGTCTACAACTTCTTGTACTGTTCTAAATTTAGTACCGTAAGGTACAGTTATAACTTCGTCTCTATCCCACTCTGTTCTTAAATAAGCAGTTTGACCTCCTACTATAGGTAGCTCAGCTAGCAGTTCATAAAATTGAGAGCCGAATGTATCAGCTGTAGTGTGCAGTGCTTTTGATCTATAAAATTTATTATTATACTCTACAATTTTTCCAGCGGCATATCGAGAATTAGGAGCCCAAGCACTAAATGCTTCAGAGATTCCACCAACATTGATTTCTAAACCAATTCCCATTGTTGGATAATATTTAAAATAAGGTTGTGTTTTACTGTAACCTTTTACTTCATAGCCAACAACAGTACCTATTAAAGTTTTAGTAACAATTACACCGCTATATGTAATTTTTTTAATAGGACTAGAACTGTTCAATACAATATTATAATCTTCTTGCGGAACAAACACACTGCCTTGACTTAATGGTGTTTTGCTATCTAGCAACAGACTAAATTTTTCTTTGCTAGTAAATGCGCCAATACGATGTGTTAATCTTGCGCTAATATTTGTTAAATCATAAACATAAGAATCGTATGACTTTAAGTTATCACTTAAGATATAATCAATTATATAATTAATAATCCCCGAAGTCTGTATATTACTACTGCTGGAATAGATGCTGGGAATCATGATATCTTTAGGAGAAACTCTTAAACTTGTTTCTTTATAAGTTAACTGTCCAGCAGGATTTCTTACTATCCGTGATCTATCTAAAAGCACTCCAAATGTTTGTGCTGGATGTAATAACATAAGTGTACGTAATACACTAAATGGATAATGACTACTTCTTCTCCAGGCTGATTCTACAGGGCTGATATCTCCAAAAACAAAATCAGATTCTGTTGCTTGTGTTATAACTCCGGAGGCTAATCCAGAGAAGGCAGGACTTAAAATACGTCCTTGATCATCAACTGGTATGTAAGTATGCAAAACAGGTCTAGCAAATTTTAAGTTTACTCTCACAGGAGTATTAGGTTCTCTGATAGTACCCGTTGCAAGATCTTCCCATAGAATTTTATTTTCACTAGTATATGGTGCAGGACCGTAGACTTCTTGCCACCACTTAGGTTCAATTGTAAATCCTAGCATTTCCCAAGGACACAAATTAGGTCTGTCAGTGTCTAGCATCCAACAGTATATTCCTTTCCAGTAGCCTGGCAAGCCTCGACCGTCTGGTGCAGAATTAAATCTATAATTAAAAGTAAACGGTTCAGTTCTATCGTAATTCAAAGGCTTAGTAAAATCTCGATCTACTAAACTTGTCCATTTATAAAAATCAGGAGCTAATACTTCATTAAATTCATCTAATGAATATTCAGTAGTTCTCGAATACCCGGGAATAGTATCATAGATATCAAATACCGTTGGATCGTATTCAACTTTGATATTATTAAAAATTCGTTTTTCTAACTCTAGAATTAAATGGTCGCGGTAGTCGTCATATGCTAATACCTGACTACCGTCATGCCCCTGGATCATCAATCGGGGAGTGACAAGAGATGTATCTTCATAAATCATAGGTTCATATTTAGGCCAGATCCCTAACTTAGTAGGAGTCGCTGGTATGAAAGACCCATTAGTATTATCATATTCGTCAATTACTATAGTATCACCTGTTTCAATATGAGCAGTAATGACTACAAATCCTTGGCTATTAAAAATATAATCTTTTTTGTATAACAGCTGATTACCGTTCAAATAAATTAATACCGATCGGGTGGATAGTTCATCCATACTGAATATATTAACTAACGGATATGTTTTGATTCTATAATCAACAACCGTTAATTTGTTACTAGCTTTGGCAGAATAAGCTGCCATATCACTAAAATAATACGGAGAAGTTTTCGGCTTATCTTGATTGATTTTTTGTAAAACAAGATTCACACCGGTCGCTGGATCTGTATCAATCCCGATAGCAGATGCTACTGCTATGAAATTTTTCTTAAATTTATTGTAGTCTTCTTTTGAAGATTCAATTGCTTTAATTACATTATTACTTTCACTGGTAATATGATATAAACTTAAACTCAGGGGTCCGCTATGCTGTAAAAATTTTGTTCCGTACTGAGTGATATTACCTAAATCTCGAATGTTACTATAATCTGGATCTAGCATCGATGGCGGAATATTATCGATAATGCTATTAACATGATCAATAGCTTCTCCTAATGTAAAGTCTATAAGGTTACCGTTCAACGGATTATTTTGTAAGTTAACTGGTATTTCATAGTAGCCGTTTTTATTAATGGGCTGTGATGAAAATGCCTTAATCGTCAATACATCGGTTAATTTAATATCAGCCGCTAACTTAACTTGCTTATATACCGGAGTATCAATTAACATCCAATAGCTAGAATCTAATCTAATACCGTTGATATACACTTTTACTATTAGGTCGGATAAATCTTTTATATTATCAAAAATATCAATATTAAAATTATTTGTTTTATTTGAATTTTTGTAAATTCTGATAGCAGGTTGGTACGTTGCAGCCTGGCATTTTTGCCAGCCGTTAAGATATATTAATCCGGCAGGAGTTGATTTTTTTAAATATCCAACATCTATTTTTTTGACTACTACGCTAGAATTATTTTTATATTCGAATTGATCAATTAGCAAATTAAAATTAAAAACAATATCTCCTATATTGTTAATATTTTTATAAGATAAAGGAAAACCTAAAGTGCTGTCTATACTATTAGTTCCAACTTTATAAGAAAATAAGGACGTTCCTGCAAAAGTCGATCCATCATAAACACTAGTATCACCGTAGCTGACACCATCATCATCTGCTATATCAAATAGTGGAGTTTGATTTAATTTTGTTTTTTGTTGGGCTAATTTCCAACTAGTTCCATTATACCAATAAGTACTTCCTTGATTTTTTAAACCTTGTTTAATAATACAACCTTGTCCTTCTACAGGAGATAATTCAGGGGCAAGATGTATTTGTCGTTGTCCGTTTAAAGTTAAAAATTCAACTTTATAAATTTGATTTTTTACTAAAACATCAGTGTCTGCCGTAAATAAAATTCGTTGACCCTGTGCAATAGATATACCATCGATATTATACCCTAGGCGTCCTTCGATTGTGCTAAAGACATCTGTAGTATAGCTATCAATTAAATCAATATCTTCAATTGCTACAGATCCAAAATTAAATAATCGTAAGTTTGCTTCAAATTCAATAATTGGTCTTATTGCCCTAGATGCTTGATTTAAATCAACTTCAGTTCCATTAAGTTTAGCTGTTGTCGTGATAACATCTTTATGAAACCATCGGTTGTAACGGCTCCAGGGGTTTCTATCTTTACTTGCTCTATTGATAATAATATATTCGGGGGTGCCTGCAAAGCTAGTTGCATCACTGAACGGTAATGTATCAAACGGGCTGTTATCAAATAATATTGTTTCTGATGTTGTATAAGTGCTTAATAATTCTAAGATTGATGTAGATACTAGCTCAATCGCAGTGCCAACACCTTCAACATAATATTCGCCTTTGGCGTAAGAACTAGGCGTTACATTTCCGATAAATCGAACTTTCATTCCGTTAGTAAGACTAGTTCCATTAGGTAGTGTATAAGATTTTTTTCCTAATATGTCAGCATCAACATTTATAAAAGTATTATCGTCAATAGATAATATTTCAAAGACTCCGCCGAGATCGGCATTAGAAGTGCTAGTATAAAATAATACATCAGGACAAGAATAAGGAACTGTAAATGTAATTGTGCCTTTTTCTAAAGAAGTAACAATTTTCCCCGATTCATCTCTGTATACTAGTTCGCTGTTTAGATATGGATGAGATGGGCCACTAGATCTAGCTGTCTTAATCATAAACGGATTTGACGGGCTTGACACATTAAATCTATATGTTTGACCTCTGTATAATTTAATTACAGGATCTCTGACTAAACCAGGAGGCGTAAAAATATATTGATCATCGCCGCCAACGGATTCAATAGTAACAGTATATTCACTAGTAATTGCCAATTGCTGACCTAGAATTTTAACTGCGTCAGGGCCATAAGGTAACCAATAGTAGTTTTGAAAATTAACAAATTTATCCCAGTCAATATGCGGATCCCAAGAATAAAATTCTTGTTTGTTTATTCTAGCATGATTAGTAGTGTTACCTCCAAAAACTCCTATCTGGTTAATATAGTCAGCATAGTCTTTAAAGAAAGTAGTATTGCCTAAATCATCATTTACAACCATACCGGGCTCTAGTTGATAATGTTGACGTGCGGCTGTGGGCGCAGTAATAAAAATGTCACTGCCGGTAGTTGCTTTTGCATTTTCCCTACCAATAAACCCATTAACTTTTTTAACAGTTCCCGGACGGATCAGTTGTTCAACTGTTGCTTGTAAAAACTTTTTATTAGCATCAGTTTGATAAAATTTAGGTAGAAAATCTGAAGCCTTTGCTTTGCCAGAGTTTGGATTTACACTATCAACCATTAGTTGCTCCGTATGGTGAACTTGTTACGTTTTGTTGGGTAGAATTAACTACACTAGAATTAGTGTTTGTAATTGCTTTAATCATGCTAGGTGTTATTGATGTAATAATTTCAATGTCATCTACTGTGGCTCCGTTGATAAACAACTGATCGCTAGCTGATTTGATTTCAAATAAACTACCAAAGTTTAAGCCGCTTTGACGTGGCACTATTACAAAATTAGCAATGTAAGGTGTAGCTTGGTTCATAACATAGGTTGATAATTCAGTAAAGTAAAATGTATCTCCAAAGTCCCAATTATCTAAATTAAAAAATTGATTAATTGCTGTAATTACTTTTGCTTTAATATCGTTGTCAGAAATCACCTGGCTTGGATTTTTAATTACTTTAAAACTTGCCTGAAGATTATCTTCAGCAATCGTGCCAAACAAAATCTTATAATTTACTGGATGATAAACTACTTCGTCACTTATTGACTTAATTAAACTCAGGCTAGGAGATATTATGTCATATAACTCGGCACTGCTAGGCGGTAACGGTTTAGTTATTGGAGCTCCACTAATCCATTGTCTAAATAAAGTATCATACCCCTTGGTTAACATAAAAACATCTATTATATTGGTTGCGCCGGGGTCAATTCTCGAATCGTAGTCAGCACTATGAGTGTACTGGAATTTAATTTTATCTCGGCCTACAAATACTTTATAGTCAAGGCTAGCAACTAGTGGTTGATTGGCGGCTGTTAATTTTTTAACTACTCCGCTTTTTACAAAATAAAAATATTGTGGAAATGTATATTGATTTCTATCACCAACTAACGATTCGTCAGCTAGTATTTTTACTACAGAATTATTATAATTTTCTACATATCTATAATCATCTTGACCCTGACTGATCGTATATTTTTCTTGTAAAATATACCGTGTCCAGTTTGTAGCGATCGGATCAACTATATTTAAAAATAGTTCTGGATTATCAACCACACCATTATCGTCAGAATCAGCAAATGTAACTACTATCTTTTTGTTGTCAATATATCCATCTTGACCTGCATATTCCGAAACAACTTCCCAAGGATAGTCTACAGTAAAGGGAAATCCTGCAACGCTGGCTGGATTAGAATTGATGTTTAAAACATTAATAATATCTTTGATTACTGAGTCGTTACGGCTGTCATAGATTTTACGTGTGCTATCAAAAAAGAATCTAACCTGTGTATCACTTTCAAAAACATATCGCTGTTCTCTACTAGTTACTGTATAGTATTCGTTATTAGTAGTAAACAATAACAACCAGCTGGCATCTTGTTGTTTGCTGGTAACATCGCCCTGTTTTGCTATACTAAAGTTAGAAACCAAGTCTAAATTTGATTCAAATATAATTTTCCATACTTGTGTAGTAGCATCGTAACGAAGTCCAAACGGTTTATTTGAATCGATTAAATCAATCATAGTTGTTATTGTCGCTGAGTCAATAACCGTTCTCCACTTCGGAACAATCTGCGTGATAATAGGTTTACTTGCTGAAGTTGACGGTATCGGACGATTTAAACTTACTGGCCCGAACCCGGTAGATAATAACCCGGTACCTGCGGCAGTGCCGTCATCTGATACTGACACTACTTCTGCCCAGATAGTTTTTATATATCCGGCAGTAGTTGTTGCAGAAGTTTGAACAAGTGTGTTTTCTCTATTAGTGTCAAAGTAATAACCGGTCGGTGCTGTAAATTGTACCAACGCTCCTGCTTTTAAATATTTTAAATCTGTGCTAGTATATGATCCGACTTTGTATATCGTTCCGTCATTTACATCACCTATATAACCAGACGATGCATTAGCATCTGTTGTTACGTTATTCCATACAATGTTCAAACTGGCTGTGATAAAATTAATAAATTTAGAATAATAAAAATTTCGCAGATTTGCTCTTTTAAGAATATCAAAAATGTCGTTGTAGATAACAACTTCAATATCAGTTTTGCTTTGATAACTGAATCTATATTGACTTGTATATTCCTCTGTGTACAGTACTCCGTCATTGGCAAATAAATTTGTTGAGCTGTATTTGCCTGTGGGATCTGCTAGGTCAAAATAACGACTGATGCCGGAACTTGTTCTATTAACTGCTTTTACTTTTGCAACTTGAGTGCTTACTGATAAAGGACTAATATTATAATCTTCACCTGTAATCATTCGATTTTGTGTATAATAAGTTTGCGGAGCATTGGCCTTAATACTATCATTTGATTCTGTAGTAACAGCATTATTAACTGTATAACTTAACGATAATGTAATTGTTAAAGTTTGTAATTGATTCTGTGCAGAATAATACGGTACGTCTATCGATACGTTTCTAATATCTCGCGGGTTGATTGCATACTGCAAGCCATTGCTTACTCTATAATAAGTTCTAAATGTACCTAAAGGTAACTCTCCAAATACACCGTCACTAAATTGCAAACTGAATCTGTCGCCGGCTCGTGTTATCACACTGTAAATATTTCTAATATTTTTTTGAATACTATTATAAATTATGTTATTGCCTTCAAAATTACTAACAGGTGTCCATAAATCAGTTTCAGCATTATTGCCGTCTAATCGATATAGCCATATATCTGAATTGTTAACTCCTGGGCTATCAATGTCAACTGATTGGTTACTACTTGGCTGTGCTACTGTAAATAATCCGGTGTTGAGTGTACCTTGTACAAAGTTTAAAAAGAAGCCACTTGATGTGCTGCCTAATCCTTTACCATCATCTCTATATATACAAGCAAGATGATTACCAATACGAGGAGCTTCCTCGTAGATATAATTTTGTTCACTGAAAGTAGTACTGGTAATTTCAAATGCCATTGTTCTACCGTCAACAGTTTTGTTGAATTCGTATACAGGCACATTTGTATTTGCTCCCTGGATTCGATATTGTTCTGTTGGTATTCCGTATATGCTGGCTTTGCTTGCAGGGTTTCCAAATTGTTGTGTTGCAGGAAACGATGCGTTCATTATTTTAATAAACTGATCGTACCAATTTGCATTTGCTGAATCGTTCCAGTTGATTGTTTGCCCTGCTAAGTTTCTTCCGTTGCTGTCAATTACATTTTCTGTAGTTGCTACCGAAGCAAACTTTAATAAACCTCTAGAAGCAATATTTCTTTTGGCATTGTAACTAATTAAACGTGCTAGACGTAGAACACTTTCACGGCGTTCTGCTAGTTCTAAAAAGTTTTCACGAGCATTTAAGTCCACACGGAAAGCTATGCTTTGGCCCAGAAATGCAATAAGATCAATTAGGGCAAGGTATTCGCTAGATTCAATATAATCGTTAAAATCTTCAGGATAGTTAGTACGGATATAATCAATCATCGTGCGACGTAGATTCTCAAAGTCGTAACTTTGGAAGTCTGCGTTACGGAAACTTTGATATATCTTTTTCCAGTCTTGTGCGACTAATAGTCTATTTTGTCTAGTTGTTACACTCATGATGTATCCTAATATTGATATTTATCGATTAAAATTATGTACGTATATTATGCCATTAACAAACCGTTTGCTTGATCAAACCTTAATTGCAGTTGTTGCTGTATGTTGTAGGGGCGGTATGACAGTGTACATTGTATCTGGATTCCGCTTTCGTAAGGTGTTACAATCACTTGATCAGTGGTTACTCGAGGATCATAATTTATAATATCACTCACGTTGCTTGTAATAAGAAATCTAGTTTCATCAGTTAGGGGTTCGTATAATAAATCCCAGATTACGCAACCAAATCCCGGATTCATTAATCGTTCTCCCTGGCGAGTATAAAAATGATTTATTATGTCTTGTTTGATCAATTCAAAATCATACAATGAAAAATTTTCAGTGTCAGTATTGACTGTACTAAAACCTTTATAGGTTTTAGGCAGGGTGGCGCCGTTCAACGGAGCGGCTGGTAAAGTAATTTTGTTGTATAGCGTGGCGTTTGAGCTCATATATGTTCCTTATTCAGCCGGAGGTGGTGGGTTAAATGTATCAAATGCTGTGGAATATTTTTTCCATTTAGCTGGCATATCGCCTAGTCCTTTTACATCTTTACCGTACCGACCGTTGGCATCTCTATCTGTTAATCCTGGTTTAAAATTCGTCGGATCTAAATTTTCGTGGTATGGCCATGGTTCGTGGCTAGGAACTCTAGTCATAATAGTTTGTGCGGCTTTTTGCCCGGTTTCGTCCGGTACTGCAAATGTTTTTAATATTTCTGGTAACCCCGAACCAGGTGGTGGAGTTGTTGGAGTTGCAGGCGTTCCTGGGACTGCCGGAGTTGCCGGAGGGCCGTTAAAATCAATTCTTCCAGCACTTGCTTTCAAGTGAGAGCCTCCTAATAAATTCATTTCTGCGGCACAGGTTGCATTTATCATTGCTGATGCAAGGATTTGTACACTGGCGCCCGATGTGATAAAACTGTTAGTTAAACTAGTAAAACTATTATTGGCGCCGGTGATTGCATTGTTGCCTGTTGTGCTAAGATCAAAATTTTGAGAAACAGTGAGTTTGTAATTTGCTAGTGCTGTTATATCAATGTTACCGCCTACCTTTTGATTGTATGAGCCAATATGATTCACAGTGGTATCTTGTCTAATATCAATTTTTTGATTTCCTTCTACAACCAACAGCTGATCAAAACCAACATGGGTATGCATTTCTTCATCTGCTTTTATGTTGATATTTCTACCAGCTTGCATATTAATATCTCTGTCAGCATAAAAATTCATATCTTGTTTTGTATGCACACTAATGCTATCTTCTGCATAGATATCAATTTTACCGTCACTTGATAATTCGATCCAACTTGTTCCTCTAGCATTACCAATATAAATTAAGTCTTCACTATTGTGTAATAGAATTTGATGTCCTGTTCGTGTTCTAATACGTACAAGTTCATTGTGCGGTATATTAGGTATCCCAGTTTCATTATTTGCTACACTTGCATACTCAGGGGGACCTTCACTTGCTGTGGTTTTACGTTGGAAGACATCGTCGCCGTCATCCATGACAAATGTGGTGCCGCCGAGTCGACTTATAAAGTTATTTCCTTTGCTTTCAGCCTTTCCAGTAAGTCCCATCGGGCCTTCTTTATCTGTTGGGCCGGGAGTACTAATACCAAATACTGCACTAGGAGTTTCTCTTCTAGCACTACTGCTAGTAATGCCTCTTGTGTCGTCAATTAATAATCCCTGAGTATCTAGTATTTTAGCAAACGGATGTACTGGCTTATTAATTTTTGTTGTATCAGTGATAACTTTAGGATCAGTTATTGCTGTATTAAACTCTGCTACCGGTAATCTATCGGGGTTATCAGCAAAGGTAGCATCTGGGTCCGGAGTGTTGAAGGCGGTTGCGGCAAGTCCGGGAACACTAAAATTCATATGTTCATCAGGAACACAGCCATACCAGTATCCTCTAGCCGGGTCGCCGTTAATAAAAATTACTAGTACTGTAGTACCAACATCAGGCGGCACAAACCACATACCATAACTTTTTTGTGTATTATTATAGTTGTCGGGATCATTTTGAATAAATTCCTGACTAGTGCTACCAAAAAATGGACTAATCATTTGTACTTGCATTACCTGTACAGCACTATCAGTGTTACCGGCACCCGGTCTTTCAATAGAAACTTCTAATGCTCCCATGGTAGCAGGGTCTGCATGACTTACAACTTTTGCCAATACCGGCCAAGAAGGTACTTCGGCTGTTTCAGTTCCGGTGTTGATATCTTCGTTTGAATTTCCCATACTTATTCTTCAATTTCTCCGCGGTCTCTGGCAGCTCTAACTTGGTCGGGCGTCATCTCTGTTGTTGATCCGTCACTAGTATTAGTAACAACTGTTTTAGCTGTTGGTGTTGATTTAGCACTGTAAGGTGATGTACTATCTTGTCCTTGACGGCGATTTGCTACAAGATTTTGTATAAATTTTCCGTTTTTAAAAGTGCTAGTAATAGTTGTTAATTTGTAAAGTCCGCTAAATTGCGAAACTAGCTTAGAATTAGTAATGTCAAACATGCCGGTTGATTGATTAAGATCGGTCGGAGTATTAAAATTAATCACTATATCTACTTCTCCGTTTTGATAATTTACATTACCATCTTTTGTTACATTGATTAGATTAGTTTGTGTTGCAGTATAATTACCAGCACCACTATTAGCAATATAGTAAGGATCTCCGGCAATGTCCATATTAATATTCATCATGTCCATACCATTAATAAGTGCATCATGAAACTGTCTTGCCACACGACTTGCTTGTGTTTCTCCTTTTGCACCACCTTTATTGTCGGTTGAAAAAACCGATGCAACAAATTTAGATGCAGTTGCTACTGCATTAGCTACCGGAGTCTCTCCTGTAGGAGATTCAGGTGCAGTCTTAGGTTTATTTTTAGGAGGTTCCTCTACATCACCTGAAGTTGTAAAATTGTCTGCTTGAAATACTTGATAAAAAGTATTAGAGACATCAATATCAAATTTTAGTACTTCACTATTTTTACCTGTGTAGATATAGTTATATTCTTTGGCTGCTTGTTTTTTAAGTTGTTCTATTCCAGGTGCGGCTGCATTTGGAGCTAGTAACCTACTAGCATGAACTTGATACGGAACTACTCGATAAACATGCAACTTAGGTAACGTACCTGTTTTAGCTAGGTTAGCATTATTTGGTATGTGATAAGTTTGCACATCAATGCGCCACCAAGGTCTCATACCATTTTTATCTGGCGGTCTGTTTAAAGCGGCGACTGCAATAGCACTTCTTAATAGCACTTGGTTAATGGCATTAATCACATCTGATCCAGTCTTAAAAGTAAAATCATTAAGTTTAGTCTGTACTGAGGTTACATTGGCTTTACTGTGATATCCCTTAGCATCAACAGCTAGTGAATCTTCAATAAATGATCTCGACGCGGCAAAATCTAGTTCTGCTTTGCCTATAAGATTGCAAACGCCGTCTGGTTGTACTAGTGTTTTATTGATTGAACTTCTTGATATGTTTAATTTTCCAAACAGCACTGCATCAGTAAATGAGGCATTTACATCCAATGCGGCAGTTGTAACTTTTTCTTTAGAAACAGTTGCTGAAGGAGCTAAATTAGTACCATTGGCACCACTAGAAGAAATATCTGTAGGAAATAAAATTACATATTCGTCCGGTATGTTTACTAACTTTTCATCTTTCTGTTGTTTTGTTTTAGCATTTAGTGCGGCTTGCAAACTATTACGGCCAGTCTGTAATATTTCTTGTACAGTCTTTCCTTTAATTGTATGATCTGCTTTTAGTAGTCTTACGCTGTCTGCTTGTGAAGCGGCGTTACATGGAACACCCGTGCATTGATAGATACTTCCAGATCCTGAAACTTTAAGATTCATGTTGTTAAAATTAAACGGAATAAATTTCTTTGTCCCAGGAACTGTTTTTAATGAGCCTAATTGATCAGACCCTCTAAACTCAATCATAAGCAAATATGGTGCTTCATTAAAGTTTTTATAACCTTTATTCCGTGCGGCGATTTGTATGGCTTGCATAAATTGGCCCATACTATACGGTTCAACTATTGTAAATTCTAAGTTAGTACTGTTTGTATTTCCTGTACCTTTTTCAAATCCATATTGCCCTTTTATCACTAGTTCTGAACAATAATATTCTTGGATACCTGTAGTTTGCTTTATTCTATTGTTTGGAGTTATGCTGCCTCCTCTAAATATAAAGGGGGTAGGCAATATACCTGCCATGTAAGAACTATCCGGATAATTATATTCATCAGAGGTTAAGCAGGCCATACTGATAATATAATCGTATGATGCATACTGACTTAGTGAATTCGCCATAGGCAGTTTGAATGGAGAAGGTTCTAATCCTACATCTAATGATGTGAACAAACTGTCAAGGCCGGAGCCTAACGCATTGGCGGCGCTGGTTACACTGTCAACTATACCGCTGAGGCCTGATGCTACTCCGCCAACTACAGCAATTGCTTTTGTTGCACTGGCAAGACCTTGTGTTGCTCCCATATTATATTCCTAACACTGTTGTCAAACTACTATTTTTTGGAAGGTAAATTTGTTTACCTATGACAAAATCAAAAACAGGATCTTCTAATACATCTAAATTTCTTTGTATAAAAACCCACCATAGAGTTGCATCACCGTACAAGTCATATGCTAACAAATCGGGTCTAAATTGATATTGTGGTCCAATAGTATACAATACATCATCAGCTTCGGCACTTACCGGGCGTATAGAAAGAACGTTAAGATAATTTTGAGTTATCTGTGTTGTGTACCAAGGACTGGTATTACTGTATGTAGTTGCCATGATTAAATATATCCAAATGCACTTTGAACGTAGCCGCCGGTAACAAATCTATCAAGACTAAACTTGCGGGAACTTGATCGGCTGTACATAGGCTGTAAGGTAACTGTAAATGTACTCTTTGTAGGAACATAGGCTTTGCCGGCATCAGTACTTCCTCCTGCGCCAAATGCTCCTAATATTCCTCCCACATTACCTAATCCGTCTGTAAGACTACCTAGACTGCTTAGTCCCAATGTTTCTGCTAGTCCGCCAAGACTATCTGCTAGACTGCCGGCAACTGCCATTACACTTGCTTTAGGATCACAACTGATATAATCACAGTCTTTACTCAATGATGTTTGAAAGTTGGTTATCACTACAGGAACATTTTTAAAAACATAACTGCCGTAACCATTTAAAAACACCACCGGAGGAGGATTACCAGCTTTCATATCAAAACCACTAAACATTTTTGTTATACTACGAAAATAATGCAGTGATGCAATCCAATACAACGCCTGCGTAGCATCCTCAACGTTCATAGGGGCTGTTATAGTTATCTGTCCAGGAGCACTATTCTCGTAAGCCTGGAATTGATAATTACTATGCGTTGTAGGAATTGCACTGTATTTTGCGGCTGTTGAAAATGATACTTCCGGAGTATAAGGAAAGACCATACCGCCGGCTTCGACTAATGGTTTTAGT